GTGCTAGAGAATGAATCAAAGATGGTGGAGAAAGCCAATGAAGTTGAAAGAAGGATTGAGCGTATTACTAGTGACGCTGTTAATGAGCAGCTGCGTAAGCGTTGGGGCAAGTCAGAATAACTGTAGTTGGGTGAAGCCTATTCTTATAGAAAAAGAAGACAGGCTCACGCCAACCACAGCTAGAACTATTCTCACCCATAATGAAACATGGGATGAGCTTTGTAACTAGAGAACCTTTATAGGAATGTTCTTTGGTTTTAGTTCTTCAGGCAGCACGTATTTAATTTCAATAGTCAGCAGACCATTCTTTAGCTCTGCACTCTCTACCTTATGGTGAGGAGAAAGAATAAAACTTTTACTAAAATTTTTAGATGAGATACCTTGGTGATACATGCTGTCAGGTTTGGCGGCACTCCATCTACCTGTTATGGTAAGCTTAGAATTTTCCACAGAGATAGAAATGTTTTTACTTTCCCATCCTGCAAGAGCAAGTTCAATTGTATAGTTTTTATTTTCCTCGTTAATGTTGTGAGGTGGGTAAGAATTGTCTTCGTAAGATATGTTAGTCATGGCTTGTACTAGCTCACCCATTCCTAGCATTCTATCTCTATTCCATTTTGCCATCATAGTCTATACTCCTTTTCAGCAAGTTGTAAGAGGCCCAAGAACGGCACCTCGGTGGCTAGTATAACATACTTTCTTAACAGATTCAATACTTAAAGTTGGTGCTCCCGGCAGGACTTGAACCTGCAACCTACAGATTAGAAGTCTGTTGCTCTATCCAGTTGAGCTACGGAAGCTTCATCAGTTGTTCCCAAGACACAGGGAAAAGATGAGAGCACTCTACATCCATTAAAGATGCAACGTCTCTGGTCTCTTCTTGTACATCTTCTTTAATCCTAAGAGAGCACACCCTGCTAAAGGCCATAAGACTGCCTGTCCAGTACCACTCAGTGTACATGCTCTGGGGTAGCACCATGCGTGCCATCTCCGGTGCCACCCCCTTCCTGAGTAGTTCATCGTAGGTCCACATGCACCTCCTTATAGCTTGTTCATAGTCGCTCAGAAGAGATGGACCTGTGCCTGTGGAAGGGTTAATGTTTATCTCCTCTTCAGAACTTCCCTGCTTCTTATCAGTGGGTCTACCTCTCCAGTACTCAGGGTAGTAAAACTCAGGTTGACTATCCACGTATCTCCTACTCACCTCGTTCCATACCAGACCCACCTGATGTTTGCCCAGTTGTCTGGCCACAAAGATAGGTGCCTTGATCCTGAAAGAGACAGAGCAGTGGCCAAAGGGAGTCCAGTGATTGTGCTTGGCAAGGTATTTGATAAGCTTCTCGTCTGATTCTTTTAGCAGGTTAGTAACAGGTCCAGCAGGAGTGATGCTCTCCCATTCAGATTCCTTGGAGAAGGAAACTCTGGCAGCGTTCACCACTGAGAGGTCTGAACCCATGTGGTCTATCAGTGTTACTTCCATGTTAAACATCCTCCACATTACGATTCATATTATTCATGTTAACGCCTCCGTTGCTTTTGCATCAAAGCTATCTGTAAACCCCAGGCTGAACTTCTTCCCAAGGCAGAATTAGCCTGTTCTTTTTAAAGTCAGGGAACTCTTTGATTGGGTTCAGATAAGTAAGAATAATATCACACGCTTCCATTACACCTCCATCAGCGGTGTTCTTTTTAATCTGTTTTAGAAACGTGCAAGTCAGTGACTTTGCCATGTCTTCCTGCATCTCAACTACATATGATGTCATGTTTATGCTCCTATGTCTACTATCTCACACACTCCACCTGCACAGGCAAGCTCTTGTGATCCAGTGGTGGTGTCCTCCTTCTCATAGTCTTGTAACTCGTACCAGTCTATAGCAGGTGGCATCTTCTCTGTCAAGTCTTTAAACTCTTCCTTGTCTATGTCTTGGTAAGGGGCTTGCTTATAAGAGTGATCAGAGAAGGGGAGAAAAGATATACCAGAGAGAGAATCAAAGTGTTCCCAGCACCATGCCCCTACCTCTAGCCACTCATGTTCCTTGACAGAGATGGTGACAGAGGGCTTGTGCTCACAGTAGTTGTCTGCAATCTTGAGCCAGAGTTCTAGCTGTTCCAGTGCTCCCATGTCATACCTGCAGATGGCACCCTCTGGACTCTTCATAGGGAAAGAGAACACAGTTACATTGTCAGGCGCTGTGAAGTCAGGCTCTGAGGGTACACCTTTGTCCTTCAGGAACATGGTCAGTGGGTCCTTGTTATCTCCTCTGACTGTCCTGATATAGTAAGGGTTGTGCCTTGCATGGATACCAGAGGCAGCGTCCACCAACTGAGACACAGTGCCAGAGGGTTTAACACAGGTGACAGCGGTGCTCTGGTTGATGCCTAGCTTCTCTGCCATTCTCTTGTTAGTCTTAACAGCTACATCTCTCAGTTGTTGAAGAGCCTCTGGAGAAGCATCGTACACAGCGGGGCAGTCCATGATACCTGTCAGAGACACACCCAGTAATCTCTCCTCCTCTGTGGTATTCTTCCAACGCTTACGCAGGTAGCCAAAGTCTGTCAGTGTAGACTGGAACGTACCTAGCATAGTGGCCAGTTTGATCTTGTGCTTCAGTGTCATTAGGGTATCGTCTGCCCTGCAGATAACCTCTGACAGGTTACAGAACTGATAAGGTCTGAGGATAATCTCACAACAGGGATTGGTGCCAAACTCTATGGAGCCATCACGCCTACCGTTGGAAGCTGCCTTCACCTGTGCAGAGGCACGGTTAAAGATACCTCGCTCACCGCTCTTGCTCTCGTAGAGGGAGAGCCACTCCTTCATAAAGATACCCATGTCAGGGCGCTCTGTGTAGCAGACAGAGTTGTTGGACAGTGCTCTCTGTTGGTTGTCCACCCACCACTCACCTGACTTAGCCATACGCATACGCTCATCAGTGAGATTAGAGAGTGAGATCAGAGCAGACCTGCGTACCCCGCCTACCACCACCACTTGGCCTACCTTGCACATGATATCGTGACACTCAATAGAGGTAAGCTTTCTACCCTTGGCTTTTCTAAACGTCTGGATGGTGAAGTCAAACAGTTCTTCCAGAGGTGCGGGACCAGAAGCCCTCCCTCCAAAGACCTTGAGCCTTGCACCAGCAGGGCGTATCTTACTTATGTCTATCTTTGGTATACGGTTGGTGTACAGGAGAGAGATAAGATCACGCAGTCCTCTGGCCCACCCTTCCTTTGAGTCAGCGACAGAGATAACATCGTCTGTCTTCTCAAAGTATTGGTCAGGTATGGTGGGTAGGTTGTTGATGTACTGGCGCTCAACAGAGAACCCAACCCCTGTGCCGTTCATCAGAATGTACAGGCACTCGTCAAAGGAACGGGGTGAATCCACAGGGAGGTAGGAACAGTTATACCCTGCCACGTGCTCACGTTCCAGAGCAGGACCAGCTGTCATCAGTGCTCTCATGGAACCCAGTACCTCTAGGTTTAACATACCCCGCCGAATGAAAGATAACTCTGCTCCAAAGAGAGAGTAGGAATAGTTCTCTTTCAAATGCTTCTCCATAAAGGAGAGGTACCTGTCAATGGTTTCTTCCCACGTTTCCCTACGCCCCTCTTCCTCCAACCATCTGGAGTAGCGGGACATATGAATAAAGCTTTGGTAGTTGGTGGGTAGGGTAATCTGATTATTAAGATGGGGCATATTCATCAGCAAGTTCCTCTTCTAATTTATCTGTTACAAATTCTAACCAGTATTCAAATTTCTTAATCGTATGTTCATCTGCCAGTGCACTTATATCTCCAAGTTTCTCACCATCAAATATAAGATCATCACCACTGACTTCAAGTAAAGGTATAGACATTTAAAATTGAAATAGTTCTGGGTGTTTAGTAGTCAGGTCAGAGCGTACAGACCATAGCGTTACTTTACCATCACCTAGATCAAAAGGTTCTGACCATACCTTTACATCAGATAACCCCATCTCATCGTACTTTCTTCTAAGCACTTGACAAAGAATATTAGAATTACTTTTACTGGCTAGATAATCTTTCATAGCTTTCCTTTCTCGTTCAATTGTAATTGAAGTTCAATGTAGTGCTTGGCTTTTTCTAGGTCCTGCACATTACTTTTCACTGCGTAACGTGTCACATATTTTACTACATTACCCATGAGAAAACCAAGCCCATTACTTTCAATGTACTCAACTGGTTGAATCTTACAGTTTTTATAGTGGTCACCTCCCACTTGTTTATCTATAGCTGTCTCCTGTTTTGCACTCATCACTTACTAGCCCTTTCCCTTGAATAGAAAACGTGTCTGCCTATCTGAGCAAGCTTCTTGTAACTGTCTGCCCAGTAAGGTCTAACATATATTGCATGGTAATGTAAAGCACTTTTTACACTTAAAATTCTGACGCCTTCCGATACAAGGAGAGCGGCAGATACAGCTTCACCATAGGCTCCCTCATCTCCTACCTCTTCTGGCTTACCGTCACACCAGTAGCTGAACTCACACTTATGTTTAACAGGCGCTCCACTGTTGTGCAACCTACCTTGGTGCACCACAGAACAAGCATCATCAGGAAAGGCTTTGCTCTTCACTCGCTGTAGGATAACTTGTCCCACTGCAAGTTGTCCAATGAAAGGTTCTCCTCTGCTCTCAAAGTAGATAGCCTCTGCCATGCACAAGAGTTGTTTGTCTAGGTAACTTCTAAACTCTAACTCAGGTAGTGCTGCGGCGTTAGTGGTATAAGTAACAAGGATAAAACTAATAAGAATCTTCATGTAAGATAGCATTTATTCTCTTCCTTATGAACACTGTTTCTTTAGTTTTTAAAACTTTCTTTGCAAAGGATTTGAAAGCTGCTGGCTCTACCCCTGCAAGGTAGCATACTGTATCTCTGTCCTGCGCTGTTACACCTACGGAAGAGAATATCCACGCCTCTGCCTGATCCCTGACCAACTTTACCTCTGCACTGTCGTAGTCTTTGACAGGTTTGGTGGCGTCCAGAAGCTGCTGAAGAATGACACAGAGCCACATAACTTTCTCTGGACTATGGTGCTCATGCACGCCCTCCTCCAATGTCTGGAGTATAGCGTCACTACTCCTCCTCTTCATCACTCAGTCTTTCTACTTTTATTACGTCTTTGTGTTTAGCCCTTTTAAATTTAGTAGGTTTACCATGTCTACCTTTCTGAACCTCAGATTTTCCCCTTGTCATATGTGAGAGATTACCATGAGAATACCCGTTACTTTTTGCCCACGCTGCCATACTGTCAACGATAATTTCTCTACCAGTGTCAAAGGTAATTCTGTAAGGACCGTTAGACTGGAGTTTACTCTGTTTCTTTCTGTACTCAGGATTAGCCCAGTTGCGTAGGGACGCTTCACTTTTTTTCTTTATAACCGCAGGGTCTTCATAAACTTCAAGAGGAACATAGAACCTGACCCCACCTACGTTCTTGTTGTAGTAAGCTGGCTCATCTGATCCTTCGATAACAGCGGTGAGGACATGGTACTTCATCTGGTAGAATTGTTCATAGTAATGGAGACCCCTCTTTGTTTTATATTCTTGTATGATCTCAAACTTGAACCGTCTCTTTCCTATCTTGGCAATGTCTTCGTTCAAGTCTTTAGATGACGAGGTATACACACGCCAGTTGGAGGGCTTGTGTCTCTTCCGTTTACGCATCTGCCAGTACTGTTTACACCCAATGTACTGCTTGGT